CAATGCATCAATGGTGTAGGGTATTTGGTTTGCCTGCTGTGTTGTTTGACACAGATACATCAAGTTACAACAACTATCAGAACGCAATGCGTGACTTGGTAACCAACACTATTGTACCAAAGCTTTGTCAATTGCGTGATGAGTTGAATGCTTGGCTTGTGCCGAGATATGGTGAGAACCTTTACATTGACTTTGACATTACAGCACTTCCAGAGATGCAACAGGACATGGAGAGAATGACCAGGTCACTTCGTGATGCGAACTGGTTGACCTTTGATGAGAAGAGAGTTGCGATGAATTACTCAGAGAAAGAAGGTGCTTATGAGTATAGCTATGTAAATGGTGGACTTGTAAGACTTGACCAAGTTGGAATGGATTTAACTGTACCTGATGGAGGAACAAATAACAGCATGGACAACGGATCAGACACTATGGTCAATAGTGATGATTCGGCATCCCAAGACGGAAGCGGAGAGGAAATGCCGAACTGAGGCGATGATGATGAGCCAACTCAGGATGTGGCATAAAAAAAGACTTGAAGATGAACGCGAAGCAAAGAGAGCAATATTGGGTGAAGTTTCAGAGGATTCGGAATGATATAGAGAAAAAATATATCAATTCAATCCAAGAATCAATATTTGCTCAATTTAAAGGTTTTGCTAAGAGTATAGAGAAGAATGGTGTTAGTGCTTCTATTTCTGCACTTGGTCTAAATTTGTGGGAGAAGGAGTTGATAAAGGTCTTTGAAAAAATGTATAAGGAAAGTGTGGTTTTATTTGGAAATGCTGTGTATAGATCAATTAAAATTGAGGCTAATCAAAAAGGTGAGACATTTGGCTTCAATGCTCAATGGACTAAAGAGATACTTGAGTTTTTAATGGCTCAAGGGTTTACTCTTGTTAGCAATATCACTCAAACAACTAAGAAGAGATTAATTGAGATAGCAACTAATGGAATAACTGAAGGATTGAGCGTTGACCAAATAACAAAGCTTATTTTAGATGATAAGGAGTTAGAGTATTCTAAAATGAGGGCAACAAGAATAGTTAGAACAGAGGTAATGAGGGGTTCAAATATTGGGGCAATGAAAGGTGCGGAGGCTCATGGGTTCATGGTTGATAAACAATGGATAAGTGCGAGGGATAGTAGAACGAGAAGGATACCTGATGATGAGTTTGATCACGTTGAGTTGGATGGTGTGATTGTACCTTTTGACCAACCTTTCACATCAACTGGAAAGAAAGGTGAGGCGGTTGTAGCAATGCAACCTGGTGACATCTCAGCACCTGCTGGGTTTACTATAAATTGTCGTTGTACAGTTGGTTTTATTCCCAAACGTGATGCAAATGGTAGACTGATAATGAAACCAAAATTGAATGCACCAAGCATTAATCAACAACCTCAATTTATAAAACCTATTGAAATACCAGTACAAACGCAAACTCAACCTACAAATACATTTATAATTGGTAAAAATAATAGGGATACTGTTAAAAATTTACAACAATACATAAAAGATGTTACTGGATTGAATGTTAGTTCAATAACGGTGTCAAAAGATTTACCAGTTGATGAATTAAATGCTAAAGCAAATCAATTAGTAAAATTATTTAATGAATATAAAATAAACCCAGGACTTGATTTAAATGATGATGTAAAATTGTCTTTTGCAAGTACAAAAAGATTTTTAGGTGTAGTAGAATCAAGAAAAGGTATGAATGTATATGGGAAAGTGTTAGGCAAACCTGCTTTAACTCAAATGAATTTTGGAAATAAAAATGAAAGTATTTATGAAATATCATTTGTTCCAAATTCAGAAAATACAAGACCAAGTAGTTCTGTTGATATTTTTAATAGACCAATATCTGTTCCTACACATGAATTTGCTCATGTATTAGCAGTAAGTAGTCATGCTGAAAATCCAAATACACCTGATTTTATTAGAGATTATTTTAGAGAATTAAGAGTTATTAGAAAAGAATATGCAGATGAAATGATGATGTTTAATAAAAAAGGAGATAAAAAAAGTATTTACAATATATCATTAGGTAGATATGCATCTACTGATATTGATGAATTTCATGCAGAAGCATTCAAAGAATATAAACTATCTACAAATCCTACAAAATATGCAGTTAAAGTAGGTAAATTAATTGATAAATACTTTAAAAAATAAACTATGCAAGTACCTAATTTAATTTGTTATAATTGTGTACATTTCAGAGAGTTTGAAGGTGGATGTGATGCTTTTCCTAATGGAATACCTGAAATAATAATTGAAACAAATGAACATTCTGAACCTTTAGAAGAACAAGAAAACAATATTGTTTTTGAACCAATAGAAAGTTAATTATGCCAATTTATCGTTGTGAAAGTAATGGAAAATACAGAATTGGGGAAGGTGAGTGTATGTACAGGTCTGAAGAATCGGCACGAGAAGCTTATGTGGCTTACTTGGCTGAGCATCCAGAAGAAGCTCGCAGAATACACGAAGAAGAAAGTAAAAAAGCAATAGATATGAACAAGGTCAGCTTTGACTTTGATGATACATTGACACAAGAGAGGTGGCAGAATAAGGCAATGAAGTTGAAGGAAGAAGGAAAGACTGTGTACATTGTAACAAGAAGGCAAGATACAATGAGTAAAGCTGTTTATGAGATTGCAGATAAGATTGGAATACCACATTCAAGAGTTTATTTTACAAATGGTAAGATGAAGTGGGAAACGATAAAAAGACTTGGTATTGGAACGCACTATGATAATAATGAGGATGAGATAAGATTGATAAGAGAAAATACTGATGCTAAGGGAATTTTGGTACAAGAGGCTAAGGATATATTGTTTAAAGAAGAAACTTATAATGATTATCCAGAGGCAGCGAGTAATAATGCTAAAAGAGCATTGAAATATAAAGAGGAGAATGGTAGTGATTGTGGTACACCGGTAGGTTGGGCGAGAGCCAACCAATTGGCAAAACGTGAAAGATTGTCACGAGACACAATTGCTCGCATGGCATCTTTTAAAAGACATCAACAAAACAAAGATGTTCCATATAGTGAAGGCTGCGGTGGTATTATGTGGGATGCATGGGGAGGCGATGCAGGAATAGAATGGGCAATTAGAAAATTAGAAAAAATAGATAAAAAAAGTATGATATACAATTACAAATCATTTGAGGGCAATGTCAAAGATGTTGACTCAAAGCAAGGAATCGTAAGTGGTTATTTTAGTGCTTTCGGAATGGTTGATAGCGATGGTGATATAATGATGCCAGGTGCTTTCAAGCGTTCTATCCAAGATTGGGGGCCAGAGGCAAAAGGAAGGGTAAAGCATTTGCTCAACCATGATCCAAGCCAACCTTTGGGTAAAATATTGGAGCTGAAAGAAGATAGCTATGGTCTTTTCTATCGTTCCCAAATTGGTTCGCATAGGTTGGGTCAAGATTTTATAAAGATGGTTGAGAGTGACCTGATTGGTGAGCATTCAATTGGATTTAGGATTCTTAGAGAGCAGAAAAGCGATAATGCAAATGAGATTCACGAAGTGATGCTTTTTGAAGGTTCAAGCCTTACCGCTTGGGGTGCAAATGAATATACACCTATTTTGGGGATAAAAAGTTTGGAGCAAGTTGGTAAAATGCAAGAACAAATTAAGACATTTGAGAAGTTTATAAGGAACAGCGATGTTACTGATGAAACAATTGAACTTTGCCTGATTAAAGTTAGGCAATTGGCACAAGCGATAGAAAAGGCGAGTAGCACATTGGCAGTTGAAGAAACACCAATGCAGCAAAAGAACAACGAGGTGCTTGAGCAATTACTGATACAAATTTTAAACAAATTCTAAATTAAAGTAAAATGGAAGATTTAAAAAGGTTTGAATCTGCTCTTGAGGCAAAGCTTGCCGAGCAGAAGGCTGAAGTTGCAGCAAACACCGAGAAAGCTGCTAAAGCTTTTGATTCTCGTATTGAGCAAATCAACGAAGAGTTGGTTAAAGCCAACAAGACTGCTGCTGAAGCAAGGAACGAAGTTCTTGAAGCTAAGGCTGCTTTCGGAAAATTGCAAGCCAAAGAAACTGCAAAAGTTGCAACTTCTTATGGTGAGCATATCATGAACATTAAGAACGAAATTGGTTCTGCTATTGAGAAAGGCTGGAACGACATCAAAGCTGCTGCTCGTGGCAATGGTAAAGGTTTCAACTACGAAATGGATGCCAAAGCAGTTGGTGTAATGACCATTGGTAACAACCTGACTGGTTCTGTTTACACTTCTTATGTTGACAACGCTTACTTGAGGTCTTATGTTAACCCTCACCTGCGTTCTGTGTTCAACATCATCCCTGTTTCTACCGGTTCTGTTTCTTTCCCTCGTGGTAACACTCCAGTTGGTGAAGGTTCTTTCGGTAAGCAAACTGAAGGCAATGGCAAACCACAAGTTGATTATGATGTAACAGTTGTAAATACTGCTCTGTCATTTATCGCAGGTTATGCTAAAGTAAGCCGTCAGATGATTGATGACTTGCCATTCTTGCAAGCTTATCTTCAGCAGTCTTTGATTGAAGATTTCCAAAAGGCAGAAGATACTTATTATCTGAATGCAATCGCTTCAAGTGCAACCGCAGGTTCTTCTTCTGGTGCTAACACCGCAGAGAAGTTCATTGATTATGTTGCTCAGTTGGGTGCTTTGAACTGGATGCCAAACCTTTCTTTGACCACACACGCTGGTTGGGCCAATTTGTTGAAAACCAAGCCTGCTGACTACTCAGTACCTGGTGGAATGGTTATTGACAACAATGGTAATGTAAGAATCGTTGGTATCCCAGTTATTCCTCATTCTTTGGTTACTTCTGGTAAGATTTATGTAATGGACACTACTAAGTTCGCCATTGCTCAACAATCTGGTCTGAATGTTAGAAGCACAGAGTTTGATCAAGATGACTTCATCAAGAACTTGATAACCTTCCGTTGTGAGGCTCGTTGCGAACTCCTTCAGTTCCAACCAACCGCAGCAGTTTACGGAGCAATCTAATTTTTTTTTGATTGTTTTAAAGTGTATAAACGGGGGTGGTATTCTTGCCACCCCTTTTTTTAATTATTTACTATGAAGAATTATATTATTATTGGAGCAATGGATGGCGTGAGCCATGACAATATATTTGATAGGTTAAAAGATGAAATGGACTATCAAGCATATTTTATTGAGCCTGTACCATATTATTTTGATAGACTAAAAGAAAACGTTAAGAAACTATCAAACGCAAGAGCATCAAATTTATTTATATCAGATAATGATGGAAGCGTTGAAATGGTTTATGTAAAGCCTGAGTGGATTTCAAAGGACTCATCATTTTTAGATGGATGCAGTTCATTGGTTCAAGATGGTGAGCCGTTAAATAGATACTTAAAAGAATTACCTAAAAGTATATTGGAGACAATTACAGTAAGTGCAATAACATTTGAACAATTCTGCAAATGGTATGATATAAAAGATATATATTATTTGCAAATAGATACAGAGGGATGTGATGAGAGGATATTAAATACGATTGATTTAGATAAGTATAAAGTAAAAGAACTTAAATTTGAGAATCATTACATAAGTGATACTTTTTATACTCAATTACTAATTAAATATCCAAACTACAAAGGAGAGATTGTTGGTGCGGATATAATACTAAAATTATGAATATAGTTGCTTCTGTACATCTTTATCCGCCTGATCACAACTGCGGTGCTGAATGGATGTTACATTTTATGTTGAAGGATTTGCAGTCTAAGGGCCACAACGTAAGAGTTCTTTTACATGATGCGAATAAGTACAAGGTCAGGAATAATTATGTTTTTGATGGGATTGACGTATTCCCACCAAATGCAAATGTGATAGATGGGATTATGAGATGGTCGGATGCAGTTTTTACTCATTTGGATTACACAAGATGGACAATCCATACTGCCAAACTTTACAAAAAACCAGTTTTTCATTTAATTCATAACAGTCATCCATATCCAGAGATTATAGATGCCGAAAAGAATCAGCATATTATTTACAATTCAGAGTGGTTAAAAGACCTTTTGAACTATAAATTTAGTAATTTTATACTGACACCGCCAGTTGACTACAATTACTATGATGTAGGTAATGAACCAGAGAAGAGTGAATATATCACTTTGATAAACTTAAACGAGAACAAGGGTGGTAAGATATTTGCAGAGATTGCGAGGGCAATGCCACATAAGTCATTTTTAGGCGTTTTAGGGTCATATGATGAGCAGATAACCCAAACATTGCCAAATGTGACTTATGTTCCTAATTCGCCTAATATTAAGCAATGGTATGCACAGACAAGGATATTACTAATGCCATCTAAGTATGAGAGTTGGGGTAGGACAGCAACTGAGGCAATGTGTAGTGGGATTCCTGTGATTTGCACAGACACTCCTGGCTTAAAGGAAAATTGTGAAAAAGGTGGTATATTTATAAAAAATAGGGACAATGTCAAAGAGTGGGTTGAAGCCATTACAAAGTTGGATGACAAAAAAGCCTATTCATGGGCATCAAGAAAAGCGAAAGCGAGATCAAGAGACTTTGATACAAGAAAAACGCTTGATGAATTTGAGAGTTGGTTCAGAGAAATGGTTAATAAATATAATTAAAGATGACATATATAGACGGAATAACAATATTAGCTGATGCGGTGGTTGAGCCAGTAAGCTTGACTGATGCTAAGAATTGGCTTCGTATTACCAATTACAATACTGATGATGAGTTGATTTCATCATTGGTAAATGGTGCAAGGGTACATATTGAAAAGTTGACTGGTTGTTCTTTGGTTAATAAATCAGTAAGGATAAATGTAGAACTTACACCACAAAGCCAAGGCTTTTGGATTCTTGATGTGCCTTATGGGCCATTGCTTTGTGTTGATGAGGTGAAGATAAAGACTGGAATGAACACCTATGAGATATTGACAAAGAATAGTGATTTTGAGGTAATAGGTGGTAAGATATGGATATACTCACCAGGTGTTTATGTTATAAAGTATCAATGTGGATTTAGTTCTATTCCAGAGGATTTGGCTACTGATATACTTACTTTAACGGCTTGGAGTTATGAAAATAGGGGGAAAAAGATGAATGCTGATGTTACCAATAGAATGAGTGAGTTTCCATCATGGGAAGGGTTGAATTATCATCAATATAAAAAAATTGTGATTTAGTGGCAAGTGGTTTTAACTTAAATATTAATGATAGTAGGTTCAAAGAAATGCTTAATGAGTATAAAAAGACTGTGAACGAGGTATCGGCTATGATGGATCAAGAGATAGCAGCTCATGGTGAGTTAATGGCTACAAGTGCAAAAAATATGGTTCCAGTTAAAGATGGAAGGTTAAAAAATTCAATCAGCTTAAAAAAAGAGCAATTCCTTTCTTATGAATTAGTTGCTCAAGCAAATTATGCTGCTTATGTTGAGTTTGGTACTGGAAAATACTTTATATCAAATGGTGAGCCTTGGGATAGTGTTGCATCTAAATTCAAAGGAAAAGGAATAAAACAAGTAAATTTGTTAGCAAGACCATATATGAGACCAAGTATTTTAGCATATATGCCAAGTCTTACCAAAGCAATTGAAAACTTAATAAAAGAGAAAAAAGTAGTATAATGCTTGATAGTTCTAATAATATTAGAAATATATATATAAATGCCTTAAATGGCAACATTTCTTACAATAGTAGGAATGTTCCTGTTTATGGTCAACAACCATTTACTACTACTCCTGAGAATTATATTGTAATTTCATCAATAAGTGAGGTTGCGGTAAATACTAATAACTCATTTGGTAATAGTGTTGATGTGGTAATTGATATATTTAGTGAGCAGTATAGAATATATGACAATTCAATTGTTGATAATATATCATCTCAAATACTAAACATACTAATCCCAGATACACAAGTCAATGGTTTTAGTGATACATATTTTGAGGTATTCCCAACACAAAGAACTTCATCAAGTTATTTGCCATTGAGAAATGGAGAAAACTTTGTTGCGAGAAAGATAATAACAATTAGTAATTTAGTAAATCAAAAATAGAATAAAATGGGACAGATTTTAGGATCATTGCAGAACGTAGAGATTGATGTAGCTGGTGGCTCATCATTTAAGAATCTCGTTTGTCTGCGTACATCATCAGTTAATACAACTGTTGATTCCACCACCGAGCAAACCAATTGTGGGCCTTTGACAAGTGTATCAGATGCTACTGCAAGTGTAGATTTTGATGCAGTTTGTGAAGTTGCTCCAACAGTTTCTCAAATTTCATACGAAGAACTTCTTGCTGCAAGTGTTGGTAAAACTCTTGTTAACGTAAGGGTTCAAAATCCAGTTGTAAGTGGTTCAAGTGCAGGTGCTACATATTACCATCAGTTTCTTGGTTATGTAACTTCTTTGACTCTAAACCAATCAACTACTGAGTTCATTAACTTCTCAGGAACTATTTCATCTACTGGAACAATTGATGTTACACCTTAATTATGAACTATACTACTATTACTATTAATGATACTAAGATTGGACTAAAATTTGGGATGGCATCGTTTAGATACATTCAAGGTAAGTTCATAGAGGGAAGAGCATTTGAGAACAATGAGTTAAATGAAATAGGTGTTGCTAATATCATTTATAGCGGTTATTATAATAACTGCATTGTAAAGGATATGGAATTAGATTTATCATTTGAGTTTTTTGTTGATTGGGTTGAGTCAAATTTGAAAAATGATGATGCACTCAATCAAATTAAAAATGTAATAAGTGTTTGGGCAGAAAGTGATTTCATAAAACAAACACAACAAGATGATAAGTCAAAAAAAAAGACATCACGTTTGAAGAAATAGAATCATTTGCTTTTGGTGAGTTGAATTTGTTGCCTAATGAATTTTATAGTATAAGTCCTCGCCATTTATCATTAATGATGAAAGGCAATGAGGCAAAGAAGATAGATACATATAAGCAGACAAGACTTTTGATGTTTACAATGGTGCGGTTAATGGGTGATCCAAAGACCGCACCTAAAACACCAGAAGCATTGTGGGAGTTACCAGGTGATGAAAAAACTGGTATGAGTGAGGATGAGATGAGAGAAATCTTTAAAAGATTAGGAAAATGAGTTCAAGTCCATTTGTTTTTGAGATAGGTGCAGATGTTAGCAAGTTCACTAAATCTATTAGTGAGGTTGATGCTGAGTTAAAAAATTTAAGAAATATACTTAAAACTCAGACAGGTGCAGCTATTGTTGAAACAAATAAGCAAATAGTAGCACTTGAATCAAGCTTGGTAAATCTTAAAAAAGTAGGACTTGATAAATTACCTAAAGGTGCAGCAGATGGTACAAATGCTTTATTTTCTTTAAATCAAGTAGCAAGAGATTTACCATTTGGGTTTATTGCGATTCAAAATAACTTGCCACTTGTATTTGATTCATTTTCTAAACTTACTAAAGAAAGTGGAGGAGTAAAAAAGGCATTTTCAGCACTTGGTTCTACATTATTAGGCCCTGCTGGTTTTTCTTTTGCAATTGGTGCAGCAATATCAGGTATAACATCTTTGATTCAATCTTATGGTTCATTAGGTGCTGCCGTTACTGACATTTTTGGTTTGCAAGTAAAACAAAAAGATTTGCAGAACTCATTAAATTTAGCTTATGCTGAATCTAATGGTAAAATTGCTGGGGAGGTTGCTAATATTCAATCTCTAAGTGGAATACTTACAGATACTAACTCATCATTAAAAGAAAGGAATGGTGCTTATGATGAACTCAATAAAAAGTACCCAGGTATATTATTTGGTATTAATAAAGAGGAAATTGGAACAGCAAAAGTAAACGAACAAATAGCAAAAAGAATAAAGCTATTTTCCTTACAATTAGAACTTGAAGGTAAGGCTGATTCAATAAGAGAACTTATATCTAAATCTGCAAAAGAACAACTTGAACTTGGTGCTAAGTTAAAAACAGGTGGCTATTTTGATGTACTTGGATTACAATTAAAAGCACTTTTCCAAACTGGAGATGCTGGTGTAGGTGGTGTTTTATCAGCCGTTGGTAATACTTTTACTAAAACAAGTGCTGAAGCAACTTTCTATAAACAAAGTTTAAATGGTGTAAATAAAGAATTAGTTGTTGTTAATGCTGAAGTTGATAAATTAATAAAAGGTCAAAAAGATTCTGTAAATGCTTCAAAGGATGCAGCTAATGCACTAAAACAACAAAACAAAGAATGGGAGCAATTCCAAGAACAAACAAGAGAAGCAAATAAAAGACTTGCTGAATTTTATGCAGAGCAACTTCAAAACCAAGCTTTAAAGAATAGAACAGATCAATTAAAAAAGCAAGCAGAAGCAGAGAAGCAATTGGTAAAACAAATGCAAGAAGGTGCTGATATTCAAATGCAAATTGATGCACAATCTTTTGATCCACTTGCAGGAATAAAGAAAACACTTGACCCAATAGCAATTGAGCAAGATATTGCATTCAATCAAGGGCAAAAAATTGAGTATTTAAAATCTCAATTTTTAAGTTTACAAAGTGTATTTGATAAAACAAAAAGTGGTATTGAATCATCATTAACAGAGCCATTTGGTTTATTATTTGATAATCTAACAACTAAAGGTAAAAGTGCTTTTGAAGGATTTGGTAAAATGGCAATTGGTATAATAAAAAAAATAGCTGCTCAACTTATTGCAAGTGGTATAGCTAATTTGATTAGTAATATACTTTTCCCACAAGTAGGAGCAGCAAAAGGCATTATGTCAACACTAAGTTCATTTACTAAAGGTGGTGGTTTCTTAGGATTTGGTGGTGTTGCTTCTCCATCATTTAGTGGAGTAGGCCCTGGGCAATTAGGTATGAGTGGTAGTGTTAATATGGTTTTGAGAGGTAGTGATTTAGTGGGGTCAATTAATCGTACAAATTCAACAATTAATAGAGTTGGCTAAAGCAGAAAAATATAGGTTTAGTTTCAAGACACTTGAGGGTCAAACTTGCACAGTAAGGTTTGAGTTTGAAGGGTGGACTGGTGGGTCTACAACTTTGATAGGTGCAGACAAACCATTCACTCTTGGTGAGTTCAATAGTGATGAAAATATATTTAAACCATTGAGGCCACAATTGGCAACAATGAATATTATAGCATCAGCAAGTGGTGTAAGTACTGATGATTTTATGATGGATAATGATAATGATGTCATTGTCTATTTTGATTTTGGCTCTTGGGGTAATTATTGGATTGGATATTTAACGCAAGATGATTTTCAAGAGACTTGGGTAGATACTAATCACATTTTAACGATTACTGCAACAGAAGGAATTGGACTATTAAAAGAGACAAAACTCAGCAATAATGGTGCTGAATTGATTGGTACGTTTACACCTTTTCAAATTATTGAATATGCAATGCAAGGTGCAGTCCAGAACTTTGTAGATTATAGGATATTTTCTAATTTGTTCTATGCATCAATGAATGATGGTGATTTGTACACGGGGTTTGATCAATGCACAATTGATGCAAAAGCATTTCAAATTGATGTTCTTGAGTATGATGATTCTTACACAGTTATTGAGAAGCTAAACACGGCTTGGAATCAGACAATTTATATGTACAAGGGTAAATGGGTGATATTTAGGATTGAAGAGTTGTATTGCCCACCTACTGAGAATATAAGAGGTTTTAGGTCTGTACTTGGAACAAGGACACTTTTGAACGATAGATTTGATGTTAATGTAGGTATTAACGAAAGCGTTAAGCCTATAAGTCCTGAGATGCTTAGATTCTTAAAAAGAAGAACTAAACAAGACATTGTTCAATATAATTATGAGCCGATAAATGAGATAGTACAAAATGGCTCATTTGCAAGAGGTTCATTTATTAGTGATGTATCAAATGTAAAATCTTACAACGTAGATAGTTGGACAAGACAAGAAGGGGGAACAAGTGGTGCTCCACCATTTACATCACCAACAACACCATCAACAGGAACTTTGACAAGGGTTGAGGTTTATGATGGTGCTTATGGTATTTTAGAAAACAATTATGTTAGGTTTGATTCAGCTATTGCATCATCTAATGCAGTTTTTAGATGGATAAAGTCAACTGACCTTGAAATACTACAAGGAGAAAAGATTAGGTTTAGTGTTGATACAAGGTATAAGAATGTTTTTACTGATGATGGAGAAAAAAAGCAAGCTTATATACTTTTATATGGTAATGTAAATAATTATTATTTAAAGGCTGATGGTACATGGATTCAAACCAATGCTACATTTAGCACAAATGAAAACTATTTAGGTACTTCATACCTTACATCTGGTGACCCATTATATAGTGATTGGGTAACACTTAGTGTAGATTCTCAACCTTGTCCTGATTTTGGATTAATAAATATTATTTTAGTTAGTGACCATAGGACTTGGGAAGTTGGTGGTCAAGAATCTTGGTATAAATCATTGCAAGTACAAGTATTGACTGGGTTTAATGGACAATACGAAATAGATATTACAGGTGTTCAGTCAATTTTGACCAAGACTGATACACTAAAAATGGTTGATCAAAGTGAAATATACTTTGATGATAGTTATTCAAATAATTTAAAAGGCACTCTTTTAAGGGATGATGGGGTATCATTAACTGATAGGCAATGGCATAGGAGTAGGTATGTATCTGAGATTTTAGGGTTTAGAAAAGAGAATGCTATTGCTCATTGGCAGTTTAATAGAGTAGATAGAAACAAGATTGATGCCAACTTTTTTGGACTTACATGGGATGGTGGAAGCGAACCAATAGGGTTAATTAATACGATTAAGTTTGTAGATGATGACCCAAATAAGATTTATGCTATTTTAAACCTAAAAGAGATTGATTTTGCTTCATCAACTTGGAATGCTACACTATTAGAGGTTTTTGATAATATTAGGGATGTTGATGATTATGTATTAAAGAATTTTGATGCAGACCCAACAAATAATACTTATATTGGTATCACAAAAGTTCCTTGGACAATTGTAAGTGCTGCTGACTTTACTATTGCAACTGGTAATACTTTTACTTACACAGGCACTCCATCAATATCAGTAAATATAGATTGTGAGGTAAATGGTACTATAAATTCTTTGACAAGTGGTTCAAGTGTAACATTTGACTTTAAAATAAATGGTATATCAAAGGCTCAACAAATAGTGGATTGTACAACACTTCCTGTTGCTTTTACACTAAATTTGAACAATATATCAACTATAAACTCTGGCAACACTATGTTTGTTAGCATTTCAAACAATGTTGATGAGATTAATATAGGAACTGGTAATTTGACTTTCAGTTATTATATACCAGGTACTCCTACTTATGATCCTTATCAAGATAAATATATATATCAATAATGGCAGATGTAGTAAAAGCAGAAGGTTTAGTTATAGCATATCTTTTTGAAGATAATGTCTATCCATTAGCTTGTGCCAAGAACTCATCAATTACAATGAGTAGGGATTTCTTGGAATTAGCACCAAAGACTAATGGCTTGTATCGTGAATATATTACGAGTAGGAGAGGATTTACGATAAGTGGTAGTGGATTGGTGAAAATGGCTCAGACTTATATGCATCCTATTGAGTTTTTTGGTGAGTTCTTTACTGGTAGTGATACAAAATTTACCGCTTTTCTTGATATGATTGATGCTCAGAATAATTATAGAGTATATCAATTTGATTGTTATATACAAGATATAACACTTGATAGCACTGTTGGTGGGTTTGCAAATTATAGTTATACTTTACAAGGTACTGGTGGATTTACTGAGTTGACAATAGTTGATACTTATACTGTTGCAAGTGGGACAATCCCTGCAAGAGATACCGCAACGCATAAACTTGTTGCGGTTGGTTATGGTGGTAAATGGTATTATAACTATTCAGTTACTGGATCTTTTGTTATAAACTTAGGGACTGCTTTAAATGGTACATCAGTAGTTGCTGCTTATATCGCATTATAACATAAATAATCTTAAATTTACAATATGATAGGAGAACATAATTTAAGGGCAATCAAGAGAGGTGATACATGGGTATTGCCATTGTCTTTTTGGGAGGATGAGTGTCAAGAGGTGGCTATTGATGTAAGTACATATACTTTTAAACTTATGGCAAAGAATAGTTCAGGGACTACTATATTTACTTGGGATAATGCTATTTTTGTTCAAGGTGCTACAAATGAACGTACAGTTACTTTGAGTGCCGTTACTACTGCTACTTATGCTCTTGGTGAGTTCAACTATGAACTGCAAGTTACTACTCCACAAGGAGTGTTTACATGGATGCAAGGCTTTGTCCAAGTTGTTGATCAAATAACGAGTTAATATGGTAATCAAGATAAATTATACAAGTAGTGATATATATGTTAGCACTAACGTATCACCAGTCTATGTAGTGGTCAATTATAGTGGTCAACAATGGAGGCGGTGCGGTATGGGGTGGCATAACTGGAACACTTAGTGACCAGACTGATCTGCAAACTGCTCTTGATGGTAAATTTGATGATCCAACCGGAACAACTGCGCAATATCTTCGTGGAGATGGATCTCTTGCCACTTTTCCGACCATTCCAAGCGGTACAGTCACATCAGTTGGACTTACTATGCCATCAGCTTTTGCGGTGGCTAATTCTCCTATAACATCATCGGGAACACTTGCAGTAACGGGTGCAGGTACAGCAGCGCAATATGTTAGAGGTGATGGTGCATTAGCAACATTTCCAAGTACGGCAAGCGGTGGGTCATCGGTTAACTACTATTTAAATGGTAGCGTAAATGCAAGTGTTGTTGGGTATAAGCAAATGGCAAATACTGCTGTGATTGGTGCAGGTACAAACTTTAATTTGGCGGGAAATGGATTGATTGCGCAATTCCTAACGGATGCGGGGAATCCAAATAGGGTTGAAATACCGGGTGGTGCTTGGAACTTTGAAATGTATTTTAGTTCAAGTTCAAATGGGGGGAATGAAGGATTTTATGTTGAGTTGCTGAAATATAATGGTACAACATTTACAAGTATTGCGACTACATCAGCTAACCCCGAATCAATTACGGGCGGAACATCAACCGACCTATATTTAACATCCTTAGCCGTTCCCACAACGGCATTACTTGTAACGGATAGGCTTGCCATTAGGGTTTATATTGTTAATAATTCTGGGGCAAGGACAGTTACATTACACACCGAGGACAACAATCTTTGTGAAATACTTACAACTTTTGCTGGGGGTATATCAGCATTAAACGGACTGACCGCAAATACGCAATATTTCGCAACGGGAACAAGTGGTACTAATTTTAATATTGCATCAGCAACTGACACACATACGTTCAATCTTCCAACTGCAAGTGCAACCAATCGTGGTGCATTGAGTAGTGCTGATTGGAGTACATTTAGTGGTAAGGTTGGCGGCAGCGGTGTAGCGGGGCAGGTTGCATATTGGGATAGATCGGAAGAGCGTCGTGTAGGGAAAGAGCGTAGAGCACGTGGGCCGGCGTAGCGTTCAGAAGCAAAGATGAATGATCATCGGGTGAGAGCAGTTGTGTAGGTGCTATCGCTATGCTGGTGTGCAACTTTTAG